AGAAAGAACACTTTCTCCATTAATGACAAGATCAGCGATTGAGGCTATTGCAGAATCAATCGCTGATGCGTAAGTTGCATTGTCAAAATATCTTGCGATTACGAAATTTTTCGGTTTAACGTTAATAAATGCTTTTTCAGTCCCTGACTGGGAGTGAGCAGCTGCCTCAGTCGTCCAGAGCCTGATTCTGTCAAGCAAATCTCGACTCATATAAGCATCTGTTTGCTCTGTTAGCCCTGTAGCTGCTGCAGTGTTGTAAAAACTGTTGCTATTGCCTGCGCTGTTATAAAACGGCGCATTGTCAGTTTCTGACCCCGAGTACCAAGCTCTGTTTGGGCCTAACGCCCAAGTAGAACCGCGGTACATACCGTGTCCATCTGGGCAATCGGCATAACCATTGCCATTTATATCAATAGGCAGTCCTCCATCAGCTGCCAAAATGATCCTGTCGCCCTGCCAATAGCTGGGGCTGGCGAAAGTTATTGTGTAAGGAGTCGATCCAATGTTCAAGCGCTGGTAAGACAGCGCCATTGGATTTGGAATCTCTCGACTTATTTCAAGTAATCCACCCGTGCCAAGAACGGCCATCAGAATCCACCGGCAGGCTTGCCACTAAAGCTAAATGAGATAGGCACGCTGACAACACTGCCAACGCTGACCGAAACTCCTGCTTGCGTAATCAACGCATCGCCAGTCAAGGTTCCCTCTGACACACTTGTGTCTAAAACCATTGCAATAGTGTCTGTTGACTCAGAATCGCTCAACAGCCGATTCATCGTCGCTGTAGTTGCTGGATTAGCTGAGTCGTACAAAAGCGTCCCAGTGCCTGTTGTTCCTCTAATGCCATACGCATAAGTGCGATCCCTTTGGCCAATACCTGTCGTTTCAAGCGCATCTCTGACGATCGTAAGGCTCACGTCTCGAACCTTTGCAATAGCTGCGCCTTTGAAGCGAAGTTCAGCAGTAGATCCTGTCTTGACAGCCATAAGACGACCCCTTTCAGCTCATTCTAAGCTCTCCGACAAGGCTAACACTGACGTTTGATCGCCCTGGAGCAACACTTGCAATGGTTGGAGGTGAACCCTCTGCAAAGCACCATTTCAAGCCAGTAGCAAATGACGATCCATCCAAATAATTCGCCAAATCCACATCCGCTCCATTGAACACAATGTCTGGAAGCGACAAGTCGTCCACTGCACCTTTGGCGGTTTTGTAAGCCGTCATGATCGCTGTAACGTTCGTGTCAGCAATATTCCTGAACTCAAGTTTCAGTTCAGCTTGGCTTGGCAAAGAAGCATACAGCCTTCGAGTCGTAACGCCTGACTGAGCTACATGACTTTTTGAGGGAAAGACCGGTGCCTTGAAACTCCGGCTTGAAGGCTCAATTGATGGAAATGCTGTAGTCATTGCACTCAGGTAATCGTCCAGTTTTCAGCCGTGTCAAAACCGTCAGCGACTAACGGAATGCCAGCATCAGTGACCGGCATGTGCAGCGCCTCTATTGTAAACGTGCCCTCCTGGTCTGCTGTTATACGCTCCACCTGGTACGTCCTGGACTCTTGGCTTGACTTGATCTCAGTGAAAATAATCCCGGCTGGCGTTGCTCTAGTCCCGCCATCAGAAACAATCAAAGTCTGAGCGCTTGGATCATCACCGGAGTTAGGGTCCCACGCGAAGACGGGATAGCTGCCATCAGCAAAAGCCTCTGAAGCGACAAGATCTCCCGCAGCAGTAACAGCACCGTTACTGAAGTCTGAGTACTCTGTCGCATCCATTGCAACGTTAATGTAATCGCCAGGCGAAATATTGTTGTATATAGACTCGTGAGTAATTTTAAATCTAACTATATGATCCGTAAGCCTGCGCATTCTAATAATAAATTTTGCGGCGTCGATAGCATGTTGCCGCTGCGTGCAGTAGTCAGTCATATCCAACGCAACTGTCTCTATCGGGGCGTAGCCCACCTCTTTTACAAGAACCTCTCTTACTAACGCAAACGAACCTTCACTATTGACGTCAACAGAACCTCGCTCTTCACGGTATGTCACTGTGACTTCAGTTGGTTCTCTGTCCTCTGGATTCAAGTATTCAACTTGGTAGCTATCTTCAAGAATGTTGCCGACAGTAAAAAGACCTTTAATGTCAGCAGGCACAAAAACTGACCCGGCGGCTGGCAAAGCAGGCTTTAAGGTAAATCGCCCATTTACCTCTGCGAAGTAAAGCAGATGCGTTGCAGCAAGATCAGAAGCGTATTGCCTAATGTTCACCAAATCAGCAACAACACCATTGAATAAATAATTCCTACTTTCACACCAGCTTCTTGCTTCGCTAAAAGCTGCCAAGTCGATCATCTCGTCTTTCACAAAGTCTCCCATGCCATAACGAGTGTTGGTCATTAAATCCAAAAGCACATCTGGGAAGTGAAAAATTGTTTTAACTTCTGGGTTAAAGGTGGCACCAGATGTGTAATCAGCAAGGCTTCTGGCCTTGATGCCTCCTTCGATGTAACCGGAGAATTGGGTGAACTGGCTCCACTCTTTTGATGAACGAATATTTATGCCAACCAATGCCATATCTGCATAGTTACCAGTTTGATTTTTTACAATTTCGTTTACATAAGAGACTCTGTGTTCAGGTCCGGATTCAGCACTAGTCGAAGCTTGCTCGTACACAAAATCTTCTGCAAGTTTCATGAAATCGTCTATATACGATCCATAACCAGTGCCTACGTTTGTGTCCACTGTAGGAAGCCCTTTGTAAGCCAAAATATTGTTTTCTTCGATTGAAGAGATTGTGCAGCTAAAACCAGATCCCGTTCCAGTGCCCCCAATATCGGCTTGGTCTACGGTTAGCGTCTGATTCGGAAGGTACCCAGACCCTTCATTGTTAACAGCAACAGTTGCAACCTGGCCCGCTGCGTTAGTTGTAATATCTAAGGTCGCGCCAGACCCGCCTGGAGTGCTAACTATAGTTGCTACGTTGGTAAATGTTCCATTGGCTCCGTAGTTGCTACCTGCGTCGAATTCAGCATCTAGCGATTGGACCTTTCCATCGTCATCTTTTTTCCTTCTGACCTTGGTGTAATCATCTTGAAGATTAACGTCCCCTTCATTGAATTGACTGCGAAAATGGTTATGGAACGGATAAGTGTCTATTGACCCTTTGAAGGCAACAAAAGTATTGCTACCCCAAGTGCTCGAAGGAAGAGCCTCATGGTTGAAATCTTCATTAGGGTTGAGATGCAGAATGCGCCCAGACGTCTTGCCTCGAACCTCAAAACCTGTTAGCGGAGACAGCCTAAAGATACGAGTTTTTTGAGTATCAAACTCAATCCGTATAAAATTAAACACCGACTGCTGTGTCTCACTGCCTATAGAGAAAATCTCTCCGCTATCGTTCCAATCGTTAGTAGCGTCAGGACCAACCTCTTTGTATTGAAGCGTAAAGCAGGAAAACCTTTGATAAGAAACATCGATCACGCTGCTTTGATATGTAGTGCTTTCTACGTCTTCAGTGTCTTGTTTGTTTTGCGCATCACACATTAAATTATCAGCTTCTTGGAATGTTTTTGCGTCTACAAAATTACAAAGCCCGCTTATTCTTCCTCCAACTGCTGAATCAATGCCTATTTCTGTTACATGGCAAGGCCTTGTGTTAGTCACGATAGCCTGCGCATAACGCATGATATGGCCTTTAGTCGTAGCAACAGCTCGCTGCTCATTTCCAGCGGAAATACTATCAATCTGCAAGATAACGTCTGAGCCAGTATGTCGGCCTTTTAAGTGGGTCTCGGTGTAGCCATAGCACTGACCGCTTTCAACAATCGTAAAAACAGCCTCTACGAATTTTTCGACTCCAGGAATATTTTCAGCTTCAGACCTAAAAACGTCTTGGGTCCTGCTTGTCAAAACGCCAAGCGCAGATCCAATTTTGTAAACCTCGCCTATAATTAAGTTTTGATCATACTGAGTCTGTCTTGATGCCACGCTAGAAGCGACGTCCCTTGAAAACTCATCAGTGTCGCTGTCTCCTCTCCGGAATATGACGAGCTTTTCCGACTCCGAAAACAGTTTGTAAGTGACTTCGTCCCCCACTGCAAGATTTAAATTTGCGTTGGAAGTAAGTGCAGCACCGTTCCTCTTGTAAATGCCAGAAAAACTGGAAAAGTGGTTGATGTCTTTCAGTCTTTTTGAAATCCTGCCTTCGTCGTAGGGGCACTTGGGCCTTACGTCACCATCATCAAAAGGCTTTGTTTGAAGCTTGCAGCCTGCCTGAATAATTGGATTAACCTTGTACGCCAAGTCATTGCCTACGAACCCGTAAACGCCAAAAGTCGTATTAGAAGATGGAGTGTGAACAGACGAAAAAGCGCTGGTTTCTGTTTGGCTGTCTCCTAGTTGAACCTTAAATACTTCACCACTACTGATGGCTGAAGAGGATCCGCCTCCGTTGATCCGTCGATCATTTGGACCGCTGCGTCCAAACACTCGATCTGTCTCAATAATCGCACCACCATCTTTACTCACATACACACAGACCCTTGCAGCCGCTTGTGTTTGAGTGTCGTTACTAAATTTATAACCTTTAAGAAGATTTGAACCGATAGCCCAAAGATCGGCGTCAAAATTTTCAATCTCACCCTCACTTGCCAAAAAGATTGCTCTCAGCATTTGGGATGAGCCGAAAGACAGCATCTGAGACCAAACCATTGGCATATTGAGGCGAATACCCCCAACCTTTGCGCCACTATCTTCAAACCTCTTGCCATAAACAAGAGGTATTGTGCTGCCAATTTTTACAACGTTTTGCGTTGAATCAAAACCATAACGCGGCGAAAAGCTTTGATTCGTGATGATCGGATCATCTATGCTTTCGCCTCTTTTAATTTGACCTGGGCCTTTTTGGTCAGGGATGCTGGGCCTTAGCAGTATCGAAACAAGGGTTGCGCCAACGCTTAGAACAATGCTGACAATTGCAAGAACAACTTCCACACTTCCGGCAGTTGGCCCCTCAATGGGGTTCTCTTTTAAATACTGCCTTGCTTCTGCTTGGAAAACTTGAAACTCCTCTTCCGTTAGCCCAAGGAGACTGCAAAGGTAACGATCGGAAGGGAGCATGGTCATCGAAACGTCCTGTACTCCAGGTTTGCAACTTTTCTGCTGGGCAGCCAATGCACACCACGTTTGTGGTGCGGGAACAAAAGCCCGTTATCCACGATAATACCTAAGCCCAAGTGCGTTGGCTCATCAAACAAAGTCAACGCATACTCTTGCTGAGGGCAGACAACTGTCCGCTCCAGCCACTGCGTTTTCAAGTCAGTCCATTCACCACGAGCTGCCATCTCCAGCCAGCTTGGCTCGTAAGGCGGATGTTCAACGCCAGCATCACGCAATACGTTCCAAACCATGACTACGCAATCGCAAGCAAGCCCGTCGTCAGGGTCAGCACCAAATTTATGCGGCAGACTTAGGTAACGGTGCCAACGCTTCATATCGTGATTTGACCAGTTGTTGGCAATGCACCCACAAGCTCTTCATTCAACCTCCTCCTGGGCACTTGACCCTTTACAGCATCTAATGGCGAAATCAATCGCAGCTTGATTATTTTGGTGTCCATCTCGTAAGAGGCTACGCGCCAGTTTTCTGTTGAAACAAGCAGCTCATCATCGAAAGTACTGATATTCAAGCTGACTGTCTCCACTTGCAAGATCCAACGCTGCTCAACTGCCTGCTTGAACAAATTCAAGATGATCGTCGTTCCAGCTTCAGTTGAAGCTCCAATGCCCAGCACGTTAGAACTGCGATCCCCGCCTTTTTCTCCTCCACCAGTCGCAATGGCATATGGCGCGAAGACGTAGGTGTTACCCCCTCGGTTGCGAGTACCGTTGACCGTAAAATTTTGGAAGTAATAGCCTGTGGTCGCATACGCAGAGGTAGAGGGCTCTAAGAATTTGATGTAATTGCAGAACGCGTAACCACTCATAATCCAACCCTTCGCCGTGCTTTGACGCTATTTTGCAATGCCGCGAGTGCGAGCGCACGTCCACGTTCAGCAGCCTGGACCATGCCTGTTTGGTGCTGCTCTGCAGTCACATACTCGACTCCGTTAATCGACTGAGATTCAAACCGCACGTCCAGTGGGGCTGGGTTTGAAATTGCGTCTGCAGTTTGCTGCTCCGCAGCTGCCATCATTGCTGCTTCTGAAGTACGAGTAAACGGCACAGACATTTGCCCTAAATTCCCTGGGCCGTCGAGCATCTGAGAGGCAGTGCCTCCTTTATTGCCACCAGGCAAGAACGGAACGGCCATGGCATTTGCCATGTCAGCGCCAAACCTTTCGCTAGATGTAATGTTGCCATTGGTGGACGGAATAAACAACTCAGGTCCACGCTCGCCAACGATCATCGGTGAGCCGCCAAAGGCAGGGCCACCGTTTGCCATTGAAATTATCGTTGGGGGAGTAAACAAACCTTTTGGATCAGCAATAGGTCCTGCGCCTCCAAGG